GACTTCCTCTGTACTATTCTGCATTCCAAATAATGGTGGTTGTATTCCAGATAAACTTTTAAACATGCTAATAAAATCTATATTGTATGTATTAACTGCTGTTTTTGAATTATCTATATTTGCAGAATATGCACCATGATTAAATCTAATTATAGGTATAGCATCACCTAAAGTTTCTGCTAAAATTCCACCTTGTGTTGGTGGCACTTCAGTATAGCATCTAAATTTTATATCCCTATTATCATAATATGTATATGTTACATTGTTCCAAGAATCAACTATATTAAAATCACTTGATTGAAATACAGTATATGATGATGGAAAATTTGTATGATTTGGAATCATACTAAATATACTATTTATATCATTTCCTGCCGCATCTTGTTGTTCTTGTAAATTGTTTAATTGCCATGATTCTGGTATATAATCTATTGGTGGGTTACCATAAGCAATTTCATCTGTAATACCATATCTTTCTGGATTTAATTCTTGTAAAAATAGATTATTGTATGAATATGGACAATGATATATGCCTGATGATGAATACCATGTAACATAACTTGTATCATTTATATATTCCCAACCATAAACAGGTAAATTGTAATTATTAACTTTTGCACCTACCAATTTAGTATAACCTATGTTTCCCTCACCTGCAGCAAATGATAACCGCCATTTCCACATGAATGTTGCCATTCTACCAACAACACTTTGGTGGTAACCACCGCCTTGTGTAACATCTTCTATAAATATATTTGGTTCTTCATTTGTTGTTAATTCTAAATAATGATCTTCAGTAAACAATTCCATTGCATTATTATCTGAATAATGATCAAATCTAAATAATGAAACATATTCTGGAAAACCATGATTTAATGTTTGCACTCTATTAACACCAAATAAACCACTAGGTTCTAACCATACCCTTTGATCAAATATATTAAAACCATACTGTTCATCACCTATATTTGATGCACTCCAATCAGGATTTAATTCTGTTTCTTCTTCATCAGTAAATTGGTTTGTTACAAATATATGTTTTTGCTTAAATAGTAGCGGTAAATATTTATTTTCATATACACTTATTACACCATTATCCCATATTGTATCAATCCAATCTGCATAATGTTGTGATTGATATTGTTCCTGCACTAAATCATAAATATCTTTATAATCAGTTAGAAATGTTAATTTACCATCTATATATTTACCTACAGTTGGTGCATACTTCATTCTTCCATAATACATTGGTATAGGTTTGTTTTTATATCTATCAGGTATATCACTTGTATCACCTAAATATTCTGCAGGTACAATTTTATCTAAATTAGATTCTGTAGTATCTTCTAATTTTAATGTAACAATATCATCATTATGATCAATATCCCTAATCTTTCCTTGAAATACCTGTAAACATGTTTTATCTAAATTAGATTCTAATGGCCGCCTTAATGATGGTGTTATAGTAGTGCATGATTGTGTTTTTAAATGTATAGATACAACTTCATTAATAAATGATCGTTCTGTAAATATATCTGACAATCTTTTTCCTGCTATTTTATTATTATAAAACTTTAATGTTACAGATGATATTTTATATTTTTTTGTAACTATATCTATAGATTCTTTAAGTTTTGGTAAATCTATTAGTAATGGTTTAAAATGTATTAATCTTAATGGATCATTTGGCAAATCTATAGTTGGTTCTGGTTCTTTCATAGTTGTTTCAATAGTAGAAAATCCTATAGTTTCCATTTTTAATGATTGTGTAATATTTATATTGCCATCTGATAATTGTTCAACAATTTCTGGCCTAGTTACTTTTTCTATAATAACCATAGGTACAATATTTGTATTTTTAGATTGTATATCTTTTTTAAATGATTCTGATACAAACATTATATCGTTTCACCTCTCCGCAATGCTTCCTTAATTTGCGGTACAATCACATCTTCTGTATAATTTTCAGATAACAAATTACCACTTATATTTACTACTACATCACCACCTCTTGGCCCATTAACATTTGGACTAGATAAAGGTGTTACTTGCACTCTTTCCCTACCACCTTGATTATCACCAACCATTAATAATTGTGGCCCTGATGTTACAAAATCTGCACCTAATGCCGCTTTTTCTATTTGTCTTACATTTGCTATACCTGCTGCTAATGCTACTGCTGCCGCACCTACTGCTAATGCAGGCCCAACTACAGGAATACCTGCCATTGCTTTATATGAAGCATTTGCAGAAGCATAAGCATCTACTAATGCCTGTACCTGTGCTGCTCTTTTTGCCGCTTTTCCTAGTGCAGGAAATTCATCTGCTATTGTACCTAAATTAGATACAAATTCTGCACCTGCTTTTTTCCTAGCATCTTGCAATGCCTTTACTCTTGCTTTTTCTTTATCTGTTAATTTTTTTGATACTTTATCTGTTTTTTCTTGATTATTAATTTGGTTATCTGTTATTTCATTATCTTTTTGTATTTGTTGATCTTTTAAATCTAGCACCTGCATTGTATATTCTGCCCATATTTCACCAGATGCTTCAGTAAATTCTGCTAAACTATCTACATTGTTTGTGTTCATATCTGAAAAAAATGAACCTATAGTTGTATTTGCCATAGATAAATCTTCAGTATTTACTAAATCCGTCATTTCCAACGGTTCTAAACCTGCTTTTTCACCTATCCATGTAGTTGCTAGATTGTTAAATTGTTGTTTAATAAAATTAAACATTTTAATAAATGTATTTTCTATTGTTGCAGCAGTTATTTGTAATGCCATAGAAATAGGTTCCCATAATATGCTACCTACTGCCTTAATACCATCAAACATTTTTGTCATAACTGTGCCTGCAATAGATACAATTTGGCTAAATCTTTGCCTAAATATATCAGGCAATACACTAAAATATAATCCAATTTGTTTTACTATTGTTTTACCTAATAAATCTAAATTTTTAAGAAAATTTGATGCCGTTCCAGATATATCAACCCTACCTAAAAAATCAAATGCTTGTTCTACTCCCTCTGCAAATGTTTTTATAACACCTGCACCACTACCAACCATTGGTGCTAGCAAATCACCTAATGCTTCTGCTGCATCACCAACTGCATTCTTTGCCTGTGTCAATGATCCTGTTAATGATTGTGCTTCAGTTTCTGCCATACCTTTGAATTGTTCACCAAGCAATTTAATACCATCACCTGCTTTTAATTGTTCTGCAGTTAAATTTCTTAATGCAGGTACACTTTCACCTAACTCACCTGTCATTCCAGATAATGTTTTTGAAGCATTTTTAACTGCACTTTCCAATGTCATACCTGTAGCAGCCGCTAAATCTAAACTAACAGGTATCATTTCTTTTATTTGTGCTTCTGTCATACCTATAGATGCTAGATATGCCTGTTGTTGTATTATTGCTTCATCACCAAATACTGTATTTTGTTGTAATGCACCTGCCTGTTTTATTAATTCATCTGTAGAAGTACCTAATGCTTGTGCTAATTTTTTTTCTGCTAATTCTTGTTCTGCTGATGCTTCAACTGCCGCTTTCATTCCTGCAACTAATGCACCTGCACCTAGAAAACCACCTGCTGCTAATAATGCTTTTGATCTTAAATCACCTAATGAACCACCTAATTTATCTATCTTCTTCTTTGCTTTATCTGCACCTTTTTGTTCTACATCTATTCTTAATTTAGGCATCTTCATTTCCTTTATTATTTTGTTTTTCTTGGCATTGGTTAAATTCTTGATCTATAATCATAAAATCATCAACCAATCTTGCAGGTGTTGTTTGCATATCTTTATAAGGTGGGCATGAAAATTTTTTACAAAATTGATACTCTGTAATCCTATTTTGACATTCCATATCTACTAACCTATCATGGCATGTAAAAAATGGTACTTGCATATATAAAGATTCTCCTATGTTAAATCCCTTATCAGATGCTTCATCATATAACCTTATAATCTCATCATATACATCATTAATTGATGCAATATTTCTTCTTTTTCTATCTGATGGACATAAAGCATAGTACGGAAATTTAACATCTGTATATGCAGTTTTTTTTGGATTGTTATAACTTATCCATACATTTATCCGTAATATTGCATCTTCTATTTTTTTTTACTGTTGGCATATTCATATACATGTGTACATATTGCCATAATTTCATCATTTGAATAATTGTTTAATTCAGATTCTTTTATAGTTGTAAAATCTAAAATTATATTTCCCCAAAATTCAAATGGTGGCACTTCACCTTGACATTTTAAATATCTATTGTTTATATCACACCTGCTTTTCCAATCAAATTCTTTTACTTCTACTTCAAATGATTTGAATGATTGTCCATCTACAGGTTTAACTTTTAACGACATTTATTTTCTCCAATTTATCCTAACATAAATATAACATATATTATACTGTTATGCTAATGATATTAGATGTAGAATCTGCCGCCATTGCTCTAAATGGTATAGTATGTGTTAAATGTGTACCGCCATTATCTAAACTTGCGGCATCTACCATAACATCTGGCAAATCAATAGTAAAACCATCTGCACCATCTATAGATAAATTAATTCCTGATGAATCACCTTTAAGTTGTGTAATTAAATCATATGTATTATCATCTGCTTTTACCACCATTGATCCTGTTACTTCCCATGCACCTGTTTGTGCAACTGCAAATGGTAAATAAGATGAATAATCCTGCGATCCAACCCTTTCCAATGTTCTGGATATTGTAATTTCCCAACTCATTGGTTGTAATTCTTGGCCACCTAATTGTAAACAACCTGCTTGGCTGTTTGTATTTAATTCAAATATGCTTTTAGGTGTTCCTGTATCTGTAGTATCAGATGTTAGATCATCTGCCGCTTCATGTGGCCCATATGCACTAAAAAATGTACTATCTATTGTCATTTGTCCTGCATTAGCACCTATATCTTGCCGCAATGTCATAGATTGAACCATTGCACCTTTAACAATTAAATCTTCTGCTGCCGCATCTGTACCACCATTAATAAATACTGCAGTTGTATGATTTGCAGATGTTGCACCATGTTTCATTTGCATATCACCTGTTACACCATTTCCAATACCTATTGCAGGTGTTAATGCCATAGGTGTAGCCGCATCACCAAATGCCCATAAACAATTTGCCCTTATAGCAGTAGTTGTTCCTAGAAATGATACATCAAATGTATATGTGCTTAAATCTTGCCTATGCCTACCCTGTGATTCTATTTGCCCATACACACCTACTCTGTTTGGTGCCATTTCCAATGTAGCACTATTATAAGGTAATGTATATGATACTACAGGCAATGTATAAAAATCATCTGCTGCTTCATGTGCTGTTCCTAATGCTTGTGCATCTGTATCAAATGCAAAAATAGGTTTTATTTCAGCAGTTGAAATAGTTTGTGTTTCTAAAGCCATTATTTACTCTCCTTTTTCTTCTTTTTTTTGGTTTTTGCATTTATATCATCTAAACAATCTTCCATACCTGCAGGTATAGTATCTAATGTTATTTTATGTCCTGATACTAATAGCCCATGTTTACTATGTCCTGATATAGAACGAAAATCTTTTTTTTCACCTAAATCAAAATATTTTTTATTTGCTTTATATTCTGGCATATATACTCCTTATGTATAAACATTGTTATGTGTTATAACTACATCATATTCTGCAATATGTAAATTGTTTTCTTCTTCATTTTCTTCATCTTGTACATTATATATTATATTTTCAACTCTTAATTCTGCCCAATTATTGGTTGTGTTTACCTGATTATCTAACAAATGTTTTCTTAATTTGTCTATTTTGCTTTTTATGGACTTATTTATAATTTCTTGACTTATATCCGCCTTAAAGTAATATCTTATCGTTAATCCATATTCTCTTTGCTCTAATGAAGCATTTTGCAATACTAAACTAGAATCTATTAATTCTATTTTAATACATTCTGTACCTAGCATTTTAAATTCTGAACCAATATATACATTTTGAAATTTTGTAGATAATTTTGTTCTTAATGCTAATTCTATTTCATTGTATGCTATGTTATCATATGTTACTGTCATTATCTATGCAAACTTATGTTTCTGGTTACTGAATTAGTTTCTTCCATTGCTTCATTATATGCTTCTATTTCCCATTGATCATTTTCTGCCATTGATGCACCTTGAAATCTTAATAATAAACCATCTAAACCTTTCCAATCATCTAATGCACCTGTAACTATGTTATTGGTTGTATCACTACCAAACAATTTATCATTTCCATAATATTCTACTTTACATTTAGCAGTACCATATGCACCTGCAGTTGTACAGGTTATTCTCAATAAATCATATCCATTTTCACCACCGTAAAATTCACCTGCTGTTTCAACTAAATACATACTGCCTGTTCTTGTTATTTCCCTAATTGAACCTTGACTATCTTTATTATCTACTTCAAATGATAATTTAATTTTTCCATCATTTATTTTATCTACTAATCCTGTACCATCTAAATTTGTTACCATATCCATATACATTTGTGCTTCTTCACTCATAACATCTTTTGAACGGATTAAATTTGCAGCACATATATAACAAGTAGATTTTATTATTACAGGATCATATTCTGGTGTTAAACCACTTGCGGCACCCTCTTTTATTTGTGTTGATTTAGGTAATGGCATTTGAAATCTAGCATCTAATAAATTATTCAATTCCATACTAGCATTTACTAATTGTTGATCTGCAAATGTATTAAAATCAATTCCATTTTCTACTACATTTTGTGATGGATCTGAACCACCTGTTGCTTCTCCATCTACTATCATAAACACTAAATCTAAATCACTATCATAATAATAAAATAATGGTGTATTACTTGCACTTGTAGCGGT